CACGACGTGCTCACCTTCACCGGGTACGAGAACGCCCAACGCTTCGACGGCCCCCCCATCTCCATCCACAGCTTCCAGATCGGCGACCGCCGAGACGAGGGCGCCGGGCTCCTCCGCATGCTCCTCGCCACCGCCAAACCGCAGGTGATCCTCACGCACCACCTGTACGCCTACGCCTACCAGGACGAGCTCGCCGCCTCCGGCATCCCCGTCGTGCAGGTCGTCCTCAACGGCCCCCGCCTCCCCTTCGCAGCGTGCGCCGTCTACATCAGCGAGTGGGTACGCGACCAGACCGACCCCCACGACGGCGACATGGTCATCACCCCCCCAGCCTTCCCCGACGTGATCGCCGACACCCACGGGCCCCACATCGGGTTCGTCAAGCCCTACCCCCACAAGGGCATTGAACTCCTCTACCGCATCGCCCGCCGCATGCCCGACCGCGAATTCCTCGTCCTCCGCGGCGAGTGGCCCACCCTCGAACTCATCGAGCACCACCCCAACATCACGTTCCTCCCGCCCGTCGAGGACATCCGCGACTTCTACTCCCAGGTCCGACTCCTCCTCATGCCCTCCCTCTCCGAGGACGCCGGCACCGTCGCCCAGGAGGCCACCCTCAACGGCCTCCCCTGCATCTCCAGCAACGCCCAGGGCCTCAACGAGACGAACGCCGGCGGCATCCGCCTCAACCCCGCCCGCATCAGCCGCTGGGTCAACACCATCCGCTGGCTCGACAACCCCCGCCAGTACGCCCGCACCGTCGCCTCCCAGCAGGCACACCTCGCCGCCACGAACCAGGACGACCGCCTCGCCGCCCTCTCTGCCCGCATCGAGCAGCTCGGATGAGGTGGGGCCTCATCGCCCGGGCGGAGGACCGCGAGGCTAGGGTTCCTGTGATGCGTCTCTGTGATGTCGACGGGTGCGGTCGGCCACATAACGCCAACGGACTATGCAGCATGCATGGCACCCGCCTCCGGAAGCACGGGACGCTCGATGCGCACTCCTGGGCGCGCCCCGCCGTCGAGAGGTTCCTGGAATTCGTCTCCGTTGCTGCCGACGGCTGCTGGCTATGGACGGGGACAACGACGGCCAAGGGCTACGGCATGTTCTTCCCCGGGGCATCCGGTCCGCGGATGCAGTCAGCCCACCGTTGGGCGTATGAGCACTACGTCGGGCCTATCCCCGACGGCCTCCAGATCGACCACCTCTGCCGTAACCGCCGGTGCGTGAACCCGGAGCACCTAGAGGTAGTGACCGCCAGACAGAATCAGGAGCGCTCTCCCTTCGACCCGGCTAAGCGCACCCATTGCCCGCAGGGCCACCCCTACGACGAGGCCAACACCTACGTATCCCCCAATGGGCGACGGAACTGTCGTATCTGTGCTCGGGCCGCCCGCTCCGCCTACCAGGCGAGGAAGGAGCTGGCCCGATGAGATGGGGTCTGATCGCCCGCGGAGAAGACCGCGGGCTTTAGCTCGGCCACCTCACGTGGGAGACACACCGGAACCTCCACCCGGACCGGACGCTCCTCATCGACATGGGCGCCCTCGCCCGAGGCTTCCCCGCCCACCCCGAGCGGTACCCCGACGCCCTGACCGTCCCCTTCGAGGGCGGCACGCTCCCGGAGGGCCCCGTCCGCGAGTGGCTCCACGGGCTCGACGTGGTGTTCTCCGCCGAGACGTTCTACGACTGGCACCTCTGCCGCTGGGCTACCGAGCTCGGCGTCGCCACCGTGTGCATGGTGATGCCCGAGTTCCACCTCCACCACACCCAGGGGCACGGCATGCCCGAACCCTCGACGTGGTGGGCGCCGACCCCGTGGCGCCTAGACGCCCTCCCAGAGGGCACGAGGCTCGTCCCCGTCCCTGTAGCCCTCGACCGGCTCGCAGGCCCGCAGGAGCCGAATGAGGGGCATCTCCGGGTCCTCCACGTCGCAGGGCACCGCGCCATGGCCGACCGGAACGGAACCCTCATCCTCCTCCAGGCTCTCCGCTCCGTCCGCCGCCCCCTGCACGTCACCATCACCGGGCAGGACGGGCGCCTCCCCGCCACCCGCACCCACCGCACCGCGAAGATCACCAACCAGCCCGCAGGGGCCGCCGACTACTGGGACCTCTACCGGGCCCAGGACGTGCTCTGCCTGCCCCGCCGCTACGGGGGCCTCTGCCTCCCCGCCCAGGAGGCCATGGCCGCGGGCCTGGGGCTCGTCATGGGCGACTGCGAACCCAACAGCTGGTGGCCCGCCATCACCATCCCCGGCACCTACCAGGGGTCCATCTCCTGCGCCGCCGGCCGCCTCCCCACCTTCAACGCCCGCCCCTCCGCCCTCGCCGCCATCCTCGACCAGCTCGCCGACCACCCCGAGCAGGTCACCCACGCCCAGGCCGCGGCACGGGCATGGGCTGAGACGCACTCATGGGAGGCCCTCGCCCCCCTCTGGCGGGAAGAACTAGCCAGAGCAGCTAACAGGGGTTAGGGTCTTGGCATGGCCACCGAGCCGAAGCCATCCAAGGGCGTCACTTCCGCCATCGACGCCGACTACACGCCCCTTGCGGACGGGCTCGCCGCCATCATGTGGTTCACCTACCACACGGGACGCGCCAGGGATCATGGCCCATACCGGCTGATCAACCTGCGGGCGGGAGAGCGCCGCATCGAGGTCTGCATCTCGCCGACCGGGCGCTCGGTCCAGGTCTACGTCGATGGGGAGAAGGTCTAACCCATGCGACGCATCGTGCTCGCCGCCCTGCTCACCGTCACCCTCGCCGCCTGCGGCCACCACACCGACACCAGCCGCCTCACCACATACGCAGCCACCATCCCCGCAGGCCCCGCAGGCCCCGTGAACGTCCCCGACTACGTGGCCTTCATCCAGGACCTCTGCGACAGCCCCACCAGCCAGATGCGTACCGTCCTCGCCCTCTCCCGACCAGCACGGGTCCGCACCGCCACCCTCGGCGCCCTCGCCATCGCCTGCCCCGACCAGTTCCACGCAGCAACATCACCCCCCTGACCTAACGGGGCTGATACCATCCCGAGCCATGGGAACCCCCACCGGCCGGCCCCCCACCCTCGACAAGGTCGTCCACGTCCGCCCCGACGGCACCGAGATCACCGCCGCCCAGCAGGTCCTCGAACGCATCCGCCTCGGCCTCACCTACGAAGAAGCCGCGGACACCACCCCCGTCTCCCGCCAGACCATCCACAACTGGCGCCTCGCCGGCGCACGCGCCCGCGCCGCCATCGCCGCCGACCCCACCTACCAGCCCACCGCGACCGAGGCCCGCTACATGGCCTTCCTGGACGACCTGGAAAGCGCCCACGCCCAGTCCCACCTCGAACGCCTCGCCGTCATCCAACGAGCCACCCTCCCCTACACCGTCACCAAAACCGTGGAGCGCCGCGAGGTCGACAAGGAAGGCAACCAGCGGGTCGTCGAGATCACCACCACCAGCGAACAACGCCCCGGCTCCTGGCAGCCCGCCGCCTGGTGGCTAGAGCGCCGCATCCCCGCCAAGTACGCCCGCCGAGTCGAGCTCTCCGGCCCCGAGGGCGGCCCCATCCCCGTCGAGCAGCGCGCCGAGGCCCTCGCCGGCCAGCTCCGCGACTACCTCCAGGGCGTCGAGGACGCCGCCAAGCAGGACGCATGAGCGGCCACTGCGGCTCCTGCCGCCACGCCGAGCCAACCGAGCAGGCCGAGGGGCTCCTCGTCTGCCGCCGCTACCCCCCACAGATCATCGTCACACCCGACGGGATCGCCCAGGCCCAGCCCGCTGTCTCCGAGGCCGACACGTGCGGGGAGCACGCCCCCGCCCTCCTCGGCCAGGACGACGACCGCCCCACCCCCCCGACCCCACCCATCGGCGCACCAGCCCCACTCCGCCGAGGCCGCTAGTGCCCCGCCGCCAGGTCCGCCTCTCCGACGATGTGGCCGACGAGCTCGAAACCCTCGCTGAGCAGGCCGGGACCAGCGTGTCGCAGCAGGCGAACCAACTGCTCCGGGCAGCCCTCGTAAAAGCCCCACATGCGGTAGCGCCACGCGCCGGAGACAGTGGGGCACGCCCCACCCAGCCCGCCACGAGAGGCCGCGCATCGGCTGCTCGTGGGGCGGGGCCGTGCACGCATCCGCCGGGGCGGCGCATCGGTGGGGTCTGCATGGCGTGCGGCCGGAAGCTCTGACGCTCCGCTCATCCTGGTGGGACGGCCCCGCACCCTCACCGGGCGACACCATCGACCACCCCGAGGAGGGGCAGCTCGTAGTGACCGCCGTGGCTGAGGGTGCGACGGTGGGGCAGTACCGGCTCACCTGCCTCCCACTCACTGGGACCCGTATCCGCTGGTGCCCCTAACCTCGCCCCAATGCCGGCCCGCCAGCTAACCCTCCCACCCCGGGCTGAGGACCCGATCGCTGACCTCGCCGAGCTCATCACCGGCATGAGCCCCGAACGCCTCGCAGCGTTCGCCCGCCTCCTCCCCCCCGAGGACCTCGCCCTCGTCGAGCAGATCATCGCCGACCGCACCGCGTCCGGGTGGCGCACCGACCCCGCCGTCTTCGCCCACCACCTCGACCCCACGTACCGGCTCCTCGCCTACAACCGGCTCCTCGCCGACGCCTTCCGCCGCGCCGTCACCGGCCAATCCAAGCGGCAGGTCTGGAACCTCCAAGCCCGCCTCGGCAAGCCCGTCCACGATGACGCCCTCGTGCTCATGGCCGACGGTTCTCGTCGCCCGCTCCGCGACGTGCAGCCGGGAGACATGGTGGTCACGCACCAAGGCCGAGCCAGGCGAGTCGACGCCGTTCACATTCAGGGCGAGCTACCGACGGTGCTGGTCCGCACACGTGCGGGCCGGGTGACCCGCTGCGCCCCGGACCACCCGTTCCTCACCACCCGAGGATGGGTCGAGGCCCAGCACCTGCGGCCCTCGCCGATCTACCGCTACGGCGACGTGCTCGCCACGGTGGCAAGTCCTGGCCTCGCACCGCCTGGCCCGCACCGCCGGCCCGAGGAGTTCCGCATCGCCGGCTACCTGATCGGGGACGGCTCCGTTACCCCTTCCGGCTCGTCGTCGTTCGCGTGCCAGGTCACATGCGCCGACCCCACGGAGCAGGCGGACATCGAGGCGTGCGCCGCTGCTCTCGGCTGGCGGGTCAGCGTCGCCACCTACAAGGGCAACGCCCTCAGACTCGGCCTCAAGGCGGGAAGCGGTGGACGCAAGGCGGGTCCTCAGCCGTGGATTCGGGCCACGGGCATCGCAGGACACAACTCCCACACGAAGCGTGTCCCCGCCTGGGTGTTCACCGCCCCCGACCATCTCGTCGCCGAGTTCGTGGGGGCCTACTTCGCATGCGACGGCACCGCCTCCGGGCACCTGGAGTTCTACAGCGTCAGCCACGCCCTCCTCGGAGACGTGCAGCACCTCCTGCTCCGGTTCGGCATCCAGTCGTCGCTCCAGGGCAAGACCGGCACCTACCTAGGGAAGCCACACAGCAGCTACCGGCTGCGTGTGCTGCGCCAGGACGGCATCGCAAGGTTCGTTGAGGCCATCCCCGTCCACCACGCCAAGGCCGAGCGCCTAGCAGAGCTGGCGCCGATACGTCAGGAGTTCCCCGCGCCGCTGCTCCCCGACCCCGTCGAATCAGTCACCACGGCACCACCCGGCCCCTGCCGCTGCCTCACCGTGGCCGACGACGCGACGTTCACCGCCGATGACCTCGTGGTGCACAACAGCCTTCTCGCTAGCCAGTGGGGCCCCACCTGGGCCATGGACCACACCTCCGGGCGGGCCCGCATCATCCTCTGGTCCTACGGCAAGTCCCTGGCGGTGGAGAACGCCGTCGGCATCCGCGACCGCCTCGCCGAACACCAGGGGCTCCTCACCGACGGCTGCCAGCTCGCCCCCGGCCGCCGCCGCATGGACCGCTTCGTCACCACCGCCGGTGGCGGTGTCCTCGCCGCGGGTGTCGGCGGCGCCGTCCGCGGGTTCGGTGCCGGCGCTGGCGGGGGGATCGTGTGCGACGACCCGTTCAAGGACTGGCAGGAAGCCCACTCGGAGAACCGCCGCAACCTCGTCTGGAACCAGTACCGGGGCACCCTCCTCGACCGCCTCGACGACGAGGACGCCTGGATCATCGTCGTCCACCACCGGGTCCACGAGGACGACCTCACCGGCCGCCTCCTCGCCGACCAGGCCAGCGAGGACGGCGACGAGTGGGAGCACATCGTCATCCCCGGCCTCGCCGGCGAGAACGACCCGCTCGGCCGCCCGGTCGGGGAGCCCGTCGACCCCGAGCGGTTCTCCGCCACGTTCCTCGCCTCCCAGGCCCGGGCCATGGGCTCCTACCTCTTCTCCGCCCTCGTCCTCCAAGCCCCCTCCCCCGAGGAGGGCACTGACCTCCTCCGCGCATGGTTCCGGCTCTACGAACAACCACCGACGGGGGCGGACCAGGCGCTCACCTCCTGGGACCTCAAACTCAAGGACCGGGAGCAGGGCGACTACGTCGTCGGCCAGGCATGGGCCCGCACCGGCCCCGACTACTGGATGCGCGACCAGCTCCGCGGCCAGTGGGACCACGCCACCACAGCGAACGCCATCGCCCTCCTCGCCGTCCGCAACCCCGACGCCAAGACCCATGTGATCGAGAAGGCCGCCTCCTACGACGAGGTCGCCCCCCTCCTCCGCAAGGCGCAGGCCCGCTACAAGGTGACCGACGAGATGGCAGGCCGCCTCGGCATGACCGACACAGAACGGGCCGCCGTCCAACGACTCCGCCGGCGGGGCATGACCGGCATCATCGGCCACCCCGTCACCCAAGGCGCCAAACCCGTTAGGGCGCGCACGTTCATCGCCCCCGCCGCCGAGGCCGGGAACATCCACCTCCCCGCCTACGCCGAGTGGCTCCCGCACCTCCTCGACGAACTCGCCGCCTTCCCGAACGCCACCCACGACGACCAGGTCGACGCCATGTCCCAGGCCCTCCAACGCCTCGGCACCGGCACGTCGGTGGTGGCTGCGGCGAAGGGGCGGCTCCCGAAGGCCCCGACCCCGGCACCGGGCCCGCAGCGTGCACCGGCAGGGCCGGTCCAGAGGGGCCGGGTTGCTACCGCCCGGGTGCCTACGAGGCAGCCCCCCCGACGCCTGGGACCGCGCCGGCCCTCCTAGGCTCGTCGGCCACAGACGGGCCAGGGTGTGTAGCCCCGCCCTGAGTCCCTGGCTCGTTCGGCCACGGTGATCTGCTGGGCACGGGACGCCAGGTCCGGGCGAGCAGCGAACGCTGGTCCGCCGTAGGTCCTCCAGAAGGTCATGTCCATCTGGAGGCCGCCGTAGTAACCGTTCCCGGTGTTGATGTGCCAGTTCCCCCCGGACTCGCATGCCGCGATCCGATCCCACACCCCCACCGCCGCTACCCGGCGGACGACAGCCGCGGGTTCCGGGGCGGGCGACGGTGCCGCGACCCGACGAGGGGGCGCAGGCCGCGGCACCGAAGGCTCCGTCGTCGTGGTGGTCCCGCGCACGCTAGGCCACGACGCCTCGTACCCCCCTAGGTTTGCCGCCTGCGCCCGTCCGACGCTCGTAGCGGACAGAACCACCCGCCGTTCCTCCTGCGGCCGTGTAGCGGCCCACAGGACCACCGCAGCGGTGAGCATCGCCACGACGAGCACGACGAGGGCACGCCAGTGGGCGCGCGCCAAACGGGCGGGGAACGTCTGCCGGGGCATGGGTCTGCCTTCGGTGGGGGACGGGGAGGCCGTGCATGCAGGCCCCCAGGGCCCGGCTCCAGCCGCCGAGCACAGTACCGCCCCGATGGGGCGAATGCCCTAACCCCCCTCCCCGTTAGCCCCTATAATCACCCCTATGGGTCCCGTCCCCGCCCCCCACGATCCGACCTTCACCGGCCGCCAGGCAGCCGACCTCGCCGGCATCACCTATCGGCAGCTCGACTACTGGTGCCGCCTCGGCCACATCCGGCCGCTCGTCCCCGCCGCCGGCTCCGGCTCCCGCCGCGCCTTCACCCCCCACCAGGTTGGCCTCCTCGCCGTCGTCGGCGCAGCCGCGCCCTACCTCCGCAACATCTCCCACATGGAACAGGTCCTCGACCTCCTCGTCGACTGGCCCATGTCCGCATGGGACGACATCACCCTCCTCGTCGATGGCCGCACCGGCGAGGTCTGGCTCCCCGCCTCCCAGATGCTCCCCGACCAGTACGACGGCACCCCACCCCCCGTCGCGATCGCGATCAACCTCGCCGGCATCAAGGCCCAGGTCCGCACCCGGTTCGAGACA